CTGCGCATTAGCATAGTCTTGCATCGCTTGGTTCTTTATCTGCTGCTCCATAGCCTGCTGCTGCGCGCCGTACTGATTCTGAAGCCCGTAAATGCCTTGCTGCGCTTGCAGTCGTTGACCACCTAACGCAGCAAGCTGATTTGCCGCGCCCAATGCAGCTTGGTTTGCTTGTAGGCCATAACCAGCGCCATACTGACGAGATTGTTCGCCGAGTTGTTGACCAGCCAGACCATACTGAGCACGTTGTTGTGCGGCGGTCATGCCTTGACCAGCACCAAATTGACGCGATTGTTCTTGCGCTTGCTGCGCTTGTTGTAACATTTGTTGATTTGCCAACTGAGCCTGCATGTTTTGACCAGCGCCAAGTTGTTGCACGCCAAGTTTTGCACCAAGGTTTTGCCCGCCGACCGTAAGCCCTGCTTGTTGGTTGGCTTGCTGCGCTTGTAAACGGGCTTGCTGTTCAGCATTGAATTGCTGCTGCGCATTTTGAAACGCTGCTTGCTGCCCAGTGGCTTGAATATCACCCATCTGTTGACCAAGATTACGCTCGCGCTCTGCACGCATGATCGCGTCACGACTACCGCCAAAAGCACCAGCACCTACAGCCTGAGCTTGCTGTTGTGTACCTTGAATACCAGACTGGCGTTGTGCTTCACGCTTTTGGATGTCCACCACGTTCTGCATATATGGAGACATATACGCTTCGGCTGAACCGGGTTGGTTAAAACTTTGTGTGCGAACGCGCTCTGCTGGATCCATTTGGAAGTTTTGCAAGTCAGGGGCTTGCGCTTCCGACATAGAAAACTGCGCGGGCTGATACTGTCCGGGCGAGCGGAATTGATTGCCAAAGTTACCGCCTCGGTAATTAGCATTTTGTAAATTCTGCATTGATTGCTGAGTAGCACCCGCTGCTTGACCATATTCGCCCGGCACTTGCATACCAGCAATACCTTGCTGCGCGCTAGTCTGCATAGGTTGGAAACCTGCAATACCTTTGCTGGGGTCGTAGGAAATTTGTTTGCCGTAGGTCTTACTAGTTGGATCTTCGTCGTATGTACCGCCATACGCTTTGTATGGCTGGAAGCCAGTTATGTCAAAGCCTCCTCCCTCGGTGGGGGTTCCTTGAAACAATTGCTTTTGGGTTGCGCCAAGCATTGTCTCAACGTATGGCTTTGCATACTCAGGAATGTTTGTTTGATAACTTGTAGTTTGAGTTGGCCCACCGCCACCGCCACTGCCACCACCCATTTGGTAACCGCTCATGGGGAGCAGTTTGCGCTTCATGTCTAGTATATTCATATCTTCATCCTCATTACATGATGGGTTTCTTCCATCCCCATCTTCTTATACATGGGAACTAATTCATCGCGACACCAGCATTGAGCTACTGTAGCTCCATTAGCTTTCATCCAAGCTACTAATTCTTGAAGCACGTGCGGCTTCACGACGCCTTTACCACCCAACAAAGTTCCGTGACCAACACGGTAACGGGGGAAGTCTATAAATTCAACCACCGCTGCGCCTGTAATACCTTCTTCTGGCTCTTCCCAAACTAAAAGAAACATCTTCCCAATACGCACCGCGTACTCTACCTGCTCAATAGTTATAAAGTCAGGTTCAGTATCAATACTCTTTTGTAAGAGGGGCGCAGCTTTATCCCACACTGCGGGTAATTGATGAGGGAGGATATAGTGCAGTGGCATTATTTGGGTATGAACTTGTTAGGGTTGATCTGTTTACCTTGCTTTGGATTGCCCGTACGCGCTTTACGTACGTCGTTCATCATCTTGTGGAGTTTCTTTGCGCCTGCTTCTGTTGAGCCGTTACCGAGGTGAGACACCACGTCGGCTGGAATTACAAACTCTCCATCAGCCAGACGTGCAGGCTGCTTACCAGCGATTGTGGCAGGAATATTGTCGGACATGCCATCACCCGGGCCTTTTAAAAGTCTAGGGTTTCCACCAGCAGCATAGCCACCCAAACTCATGACGCCGCCTTGCGCCGCCTCAGTCACATCAGAAGCGCGAGATTCCGCTTTCATGTTTGCGGGAACCATATTGATCTGCCCCATAGGAGTGGGGCGTTTTGCAGCAGGTAATTGCACGTTCGCACGTTTTGCAACTTTAGCCTGACGAATCTGTGCCGCAGTCAAAGCATCCTGATATCGGGTGTCTGGGTCTAAGTCATAGTAGATACCCGCATCGCCGCGATCAAGCTTCTCTTTAGGTTTTGTCATGCGCTCGTAGTAGTCCATAGATGACTTACCAACGAGGTCTCCTCTTTTATAAGATGCAATACCGCCCTCTGCGTATACCTTAGGTATGTATTGAAAGTCTTGAGGGTTAGCAGACCGACCTTTAAAGTCGGGAGACATCTTGTACTTAGTTAAGATGCCATTGTATTCATCGGGCGCTTCATCTTCTTTCTCTTTCTTGCCCAGATATTGAACCGCATTTAAACCCATAGAAGCAGAAGAGAATGGGTTTTGTTTAACATATTGAAGCGCTTTATTGAATCCAGCTTCTAATCCAGTCGGTGCTGGAGCAGCAGGCCCCATATTCATAGGAGATCCGTAGTTTAATCCTTGACTCATAGAATATTGAGACGGCCCAGCTAATTGATCTGGGGTAAGCGCAGGGGCTTTTATACCTGTACTACCTAACTGCTGCATACCCTCCGCACCGCCCAAATCCATAGGACGGGCATTTTGGCCTAAGTTTTGATACAACGAGTTTTGAGATCCGGCAACTTCGGCAGTAGGAGTCGCGGGAGTAGCAGAACCGTACCCAGCACGCAGCGTCTCATCTGTTACGGAAGAAGGATTATTAAATCTGTCAAGAAAAGTGTTTTCATACATAGTGCCTTTGGTGTTGAGTCCAGCTGTTACCTCAGTAGGGGGAGCAGCAGAACTCGCTCTAGCCATTTCTTGCCCACGTTGCAACGCTTCAAGTTCGGCTTGCGAGAATCCTTGGCGTGCGATCTCTGCTTGTTGCTGAGCCATCTGAGCCGCGTTAGCGCTCTCCGCCCCTGCCCCTGCTACAGTCTCAAGACCAGCCGCAGTTTCAGCAGTGGGCGCAACACTAGCTCCAAGTTCAGCGCCCATAATACCGGCATTTGATGCAGTGGAGGCGGCAGTAGCAGCTTCGGCGGCAGCGGCGGCTTTGGCGGCGGCGTCAGCAGTGGCGAGGGCTTCAGCAGCGGCAATGGCTTCAGCAGCGGCGATAGCTTCAGCAGCGGCAATAGCTTCAGCGGCAACGACGCCTTCGGCTACAGTAAACGCGGCAAAGATTGGCATAGTATTACTCCTTAATTTTGGGTGACTCTAAGCCTGTCCCACGCAGATTATGTAAGCAGCAGAGCACAACGTCATCAGTCAATGCTATGAAATGATGTTTTTTGCCAGCCAGAATGGTGATTACAGCAGGCGCAGCGTATTGTCCAAGAATCTCGCCATCTTGCCAAGCCTCGATCGTTCCACGCGAAACAATGGTAGCGTGGTCGTGTTCATGGACATGCTGAAATATGACAGTCTTTGCCTTCTCCAATGCGTACGACCGGATCCAGATGTCGTCAACTTCGCTGAACTCCACATAGTCAAGTGAAATCTGCTTGTAGTTAGGGTTTGTTTCTAGGTTGGTCATACTTTAATCTTCAGAACATTACCGGCAGTGGTGTCGTAATAGATGTCGCCTGCGCGAAGGTTGGCAAGATCGGCTTGAGTTGGCAGACTGATTTTGGTTGCGCCGGGAGTTGTTAAGTCGGGTTGAGCACAAGTTAATGCAGTTACGACAGCGGTAGTCCCAACGCCTTGAGAAGCAAATATGGCAGGGGAAGCGTTGTCCAATTGGTTGAAATACAAGCGCAGCACGTTGATAAGCTGCTCCATATACTGGCGGTCATACTGATCTGGGGCTGCTGGTAAGCGTGGCTGGACTACGTTTTTTAAACCCATGCTTATCTCCTGCCGTCAGGTCTGATGTCAATACGTGGTACGCCTAACTGCCACTGAACACCGATTGCGTCTGAGCTTACTTGGAAAGCCATTTGACGACCCCGAATCCTGACATACACCTGCTGGGTAAACTGCTGAACTGCGTAAGTTCTTTGGCCTTGATAGTTCTGCGCACTGACCACAGAAGGATCATTCGATGGGCCGTAGTTTGCTCCGGGGTTGGCACGAGGGAGTACCGTAAACATAGCAGTCGGCCCATTTACGTTAGAGCCATCAAATGTCAAGTCAGGAATCAAGCGCCACACAAAGCCAAAGTTATGCCCGTCCCCAATGTCAAAGTCAGATGAAGTTACTTGACAGACAATAGGATTTGGTGGATTAACTACGCCGTCGTCAACGCCGGACTCATGATACACAAGCAAGGTGTTTGTATTGCCGCCAGCCACACCATATGTAGCCGCCATCGGGTTTGCACGTAATGCGCTGTCAAGCCAAGCGGTTCTGCCTTGGAATGCCGCGCCGGTGTAGTTAACCCAGTCGCCGTAGTACCAGACGTTGTCCAGATGGTTGTATATAACATAGCGGTCAATTACGTTAGACCCAGCAGAGCAGTACTGCCACCACACCTCGTTGTAACCCTCGTTGGTTCCCGCCATAAACTGGAATGACTGCTCAAGGTTGATGTCTGTGTACACGTACTCGCGCAGGGTGGAAGGCAGCGTTTGAACGCGCCCAGAGTACATGTAAAACTTGTCTGTACCCATCCAGTATGTTATGTTGTTAGCGGTTGCTATCGCATTTGGCCCCGCAATAGATATGTTGTTGCCCAAGATCTGGAAGCTCCAGACATAGGGTGGGCCAAGGTACTGCATAGAGTAAATGGCAGAATCCGTCAATACTAAAATCTCTTGGCGGGTCTGTATGGCTGTAACAATTTGCGAGCCATCACTTAAACGGTAGCTACCGGCTTGGTTTGTAATTGCGGGAAACCATGTGGCAAAACTCTCTTGGTCAGACCAGCGAATAAGCATAGGGACTTGTATGTTTGCTTCATCAGTTCCGGGGTAGTCATTAACACCAAACGTAAGAACAAACCTTGAGGAATCTGACACCATGACAAAGTTGGCAATCGTAGGGCATGAGGAATCTGTGGTTACGGTTCCGTATTTAGTGGCAATTGAGGTGCTCGGGCCAAGGTATTGAGCACGGTTAAAGGTATTTGCCGACGCAGCATTTGCCCAGTAATACAGTGCACCACCACGGGGGTTGAAGATTAAGTCTTCGCCAAAAGTTGACTGACTCCATGTACGAAGCTGTTCTCCAATACCCTGACCGGCAGGAGCGGGGTCACCCCACCCAGTGAATGTGGTGGACTGAACAACCACTGCGTTGTCAGCATGAGAGGCGGCTGCGCCTGAGCCTGCACCACTTAGACCTCGGGTACACCCCAAGAATTGAGTTGAATTTTTACTTGTATAAGATATGTTCTCTGCGTCAATTAAGATGTTCCCCGCCGCTGCAAACGCAGTTGTGCTGTCCACCGTGATTGTGGTGACGGAATTGTTTATAGCCCCATTAAGTTGGTTTGTTGCCGTACCCACAATAACGCCGCCCCAAGTACCTGCGCCCCAGCCTACGTTCTGGGTAAAGACATCGTTACCTGTTGTGACTTGATAAGCACCAATAACTGAGCTTCCACCATTGCCCGAGTCACTTGCATTAGCTGCGACTGAAGATGTTATGGTGTAGGTGTTGCTTGTTAAATACGTTATCTGAAACTCAGCGTTAAGGATAGCGGCAGTGATGTTGCCACCCAAAGAGACTGCGCCACTGAAAGCTACAAAGTCACCAGTTTGAGCGCCGTGTCCTACATCAGTGACTGTAATTACTGCCGAGCCATTTGATGCGGCAAAAGTAACTTCACCAGCGGCTGTTGTCGTACGTATTGGTGTTACGTCGTAGTAGTAACCGTTTGTACCGTTCTGAATATAGTATTTTAAGTTTGTACCAAGACCCAGCAGGTTGTAGCCTGTTAAGTTAATCCAGTTCCACAAAGCTCGGCAAACCCCCCAAAGCGTGCCAGTAGGCGGCGTGCTGGCTGGCACAGTGCCATCAATTACAAAGGTCTTGGTGGGGGATGTACTATTAACCAAGCCTGTATCCCTAACCCAACCGCCAATCTTCTCAGGCATACCCGAGCGAAAGCGAATCTTGTTGGATGCGTAATACCCACCCTCATTGGCGTAAGAGGTGTTCTCTCTGTTTACACCGGGACGAAGGGCAAGTTTCTGTAAGGGCATGATTAGGCTACAAGACCGGGAACGTATTGGGTTTTACCAGCTACTTTCATGGCGGTCAACTCCTGTTTTTTCAGGTTGTTCGGGTCGTAAGACACATGCACCCAACCACTATCAGGTATGCCGGGGGTATAGAACTCAAGAATGAGTTGTGTGTATTCTAAGTTATCCATGATCCATTGAGCAAGCTCTGCGTTTGGCACTCCGGGTATCTCAATATCGGCTGCTTGGCCCTTGACGTGGTCTGAGGTACGAGATCCTCCGACTGCTGCATTACTCTCCGCACTGCGGAACCCAGAATTACACTTGACACCCTTACCGAAATGGTCACGCACAGGCTGAAGAACTTTCTCACACAGCAGGCGCAAAGCTTCAATCTCAGCTTCACCGGGGGTGTTGTCAAAGCCCATGCGCAGGGCTGTCTCTGATTTGGTCAGTTCGTGCAGGGAGAAGTTGGCGGTCAGGTTCATTTAAAGCTCCTCATTTGGTTATATTGGTCGATGCAGGCGTTGAGGCTGCGGATGGCTTGGTCACCTCGGCTGGTGAGATCGACAAGAGATTGAGCAATTCCTGAGTCAAGCTCGGCTCTTGTTTCTGTATTTCCAAAGGCAGCGGGGGGATCTGCGGTGGCTGGTACGGAGCACTCGGGGGCTTTGACAGGAATGAACAGCTTGCGCTCACCAGAGGCAATATCAGTACGCAGCTTATCTTCTTTAGCTTTTGCAACATTGTTGGCTTTCCTTAAAGTTTGGGCATATGTCTGGGCAACTTCGCCCATGCGCTGCTCTGTTTCCCGCGCCTTGGCATTTAAGGCAGCAATTTCAATCTGCTGGCGCTCGTATTCATTTTGCTCACCGCTGTAATACCCAGCGCCAAAGCTACCCAGCACCGTCAAGACGATGCCAAGCAGGACGTATGGATTAAACAGACTCATGGCTTTGGTGGCTCATCGTTGTCGTTGGCCTCGGCTTTGGCAACTGCATTGGCTACGGCTTTAATACCTGACCGACCAGCCACGCCACCAAGAACGCCAGTGATAAACACCATAATGGTGGAGATCTGTTGGGTGTATATCTTGTCAATAGGAGCCATGCCCGCCATAGGCTGAGTGACGTAGGTCACTGAGTACAGGAACGCTACCATTGCGCCAAGCAGGATGGTCACCAAAATGACGATTACAAAAGCCCATACACGGACTTCAATCTCTTCTGCGGTCAAGCGGTTGTTTGGTTTGTATCCAACAGTAGGCATCACTTCTTCTCCTGCTCAGGTTTAATAAGCTGCTCTGGGCATGTACCCGTAGCAGTACAGATTGGGGGCTTGCATTCAACGTTATTCCAATTTGTTGGATTTTGGCAGGGGTAACGAAAACGGTCG